GATGAACGAAGCTAGTACTGTTGGAGCTATCAGCGCAGCTGGTGGACAAGCACTAGGTGGTTCTGGTCTAACCACCAAGACTGGTGGACTTGCAGGTTTCGACCCTGTAATGATCAACCTTATCCGTCGTGCAGCACCTAACTTGGTTGCATACGACATCTGTGGCGTTCAACCCATGAGCGGTCCTACTGGACTTATCTTCGCAATGAAGAGCCACTACAACACCAGAGCTGGCGCTGAGGCACTCTACAACGAGCCCGACACCAACTTCTCTGGAAACACTCAGGGTCCTGCACTCTACGACGATCCCGTATCTCCTCTTGGCGATGGCGGCACGACTGATGCTAACCCTGGTCTGCTTAACGACGCCACTGGCGGCGGCACAACTGCTGCTAACTACGAGCGCCAAGCAGGCAACATTGCTAGAGAAACAGCAGAAGTTCTTGGATCGGGTTCGACCTTGTTCAACGAAATGGACTTCAGCATCGAGAAGACTGCGGTCACTGCTAAGACCAGAGCTCTTCGCGCTGAGTACACTCTAGAATTGGCACAAGACCTTAAGGCAATCCACGGTCTTGATGCTGAGCAGGAACTCGCTAACCTATTGTCTAGCGAAATCCTTGCTGAGATCAACCGTGAGGTTGTTCGTACCGTTTACACCGTTGCTAAGCCTGGTGCTCAGAACAACGTTGCTAACGCTGGTGTATTTGACCTCGACGTTGACAGCAACGGTCGTTGGTCGGTTGAGAAGTTCAAAGGACTTATGTTCCAGATTGAGCGTGATGCTAACGCTATCGCACAAGAGACTCGTAGAGGAAAGGGCAACTTCATCGTCACTTCTGCTGACGTTGCTTCTGCTCTTGCTATGTCTGGCACACTTGACTATTCCTCAGGTCTAACTGGTGCTGGTGGTCCTTCCATCGGTGACGTTGATGACACCGGAAACCTTCTAGTCGGTACTATGAACGGTCGCATTAAGGTCTATGTTGATCCTTACTCTGCTAACGTTTCTAACACCCACTACTACGTAGTTGGTTATAAGGGTTCTTCCCCTTATGACGCAGGACTATTCTACTGCCCCTACGTTCCCCTCCAAATGCTACGCAGCATTGATCCTCAGACCTTCCAACCTAAGATTGGTTTCAAGACCCGCTACGGCATGGTCAGCAATCCTTTCGTTGAGTCTTCTGCAGGAACTCCTGATGCTGAAGCACTTACTGCTTCTAAGAACCAGTACTACAGACGTGTTCGCGTTGCGAACCTCGCCTGATATCGGTTATTACGAAATCAACACAGGGACGCTGCGGCGTCCCTTTTTTTGTGCTTAAATAGAAGTAGTTATTCCGTATCGTTATGCCTCGTGGTCGCTTACACAAAACAGATATGCTTGCAAAAGTATACAAATTAAAAACTGAATTGTATGATAAAGAAACGAATCATGGTATGACCGGTCAATGGTATGACGGTGCTCATGATTCGCTAGATAAGGTATTAGATATTATAAACGAATACGCCCAATGAATCCTTCATTAGTATTACTCTTGTGTTTATCGCCAATGGCGATTATCTTTATTATACTTAAGTTGTCTATGTGGATAACAGAAACAGCATCATTCCGTGCGGAAACTGATAAACTAAAACGTATGCAACATGGTCCATATGAATTTTGGGATGAAGAAGAGGAAGACGAATGGACTTAGAAATATTATATGAAAGAATTAATAAAATGAAAACAAAAACTTTGATGGAAGAACCATGCCCACTATATGAACCAGAGTGGGAAGATGTGATTAACTCACAAAAAGACTGGGAAGACTTCTGGTATAACGAGGATAAATAGTATCAGCTTGGGAAGTTGACATGTCTGCTAATTGGTATAAGGAACAACCTACTAACAGGAATTTCCTGAACCCTATTGGTTATCTCCTTAAATTAGAAAAATTTGAAGGTGTAGATTTTTTCTGTCAGACAGCAAATATCCCCGACGTTTCAATGCCAACTACGGAAGTAGCAAGTCCTTTCAGAAACTTGCCTATCATTCCTAGCGGTGGTGTAACGTTCGGGGATTTTTCTGTGCGTTTTATTGTTGATGAAGATCTTGTAAACTATAACAGTATTTACAAATGGATCAGAGATAATGGCAACGCAGATCAAATGCAGCGTACAACAAAAGAGTCAGAGATTTATACCAACGGACAACTTAACATTGTCACCTCACAATACAATCCAGCATTTATTATAGACTACAGAGATATCTTTCCAGTTTCTTTGTCGGGTTTACAATTTGATGCTACAATGACAGATGTAGAATACATTACTGCTGAAGTAACATTTAAACATCAACAATTTTTTATTCGTGATAACAAATTTAAAACTCTATGAATTTTGAAACCCTTCGTAATAAATTTGAAAAACTGAGAGAAGACTGGGCGGAAGATTCTGCAGTTGACTTTCAATTCAAGAACAAACAGTATACCACAGATCTGGGACAACTCGCGTTAGACATCCCTTTCCAACATAATAAATACTTAAACCATTACACTGACATTTCTCAGATCAAGACTTCGCTGGAATTTGAGACCCGCAAACTGGTAAAAAATAAGCGTGAATATTACTCTGGCGAAGCAGACGCTAAGACCTACGCCGCTAAACCATTCGGATCAAGCATTAAGACTTCAGAAAAAATGAGAACTTACCTTGAGGCAGATGAGGAAATCATCAACCTTGAGGCAAAGATCAAATACTTAGACCAGATGCTTTACTGGTTAGATCAAGTCATGCGTCAAATTTCTAATAGAAGCCATCAGATAAGACATGCCATTGAGTGGGAGAAATTCGTTAATGGACAATGATGACCACCCTCAGTATCAAAAAGAAAAACGAAGTATACGTTACCATTCAATCTGCTGAGCCACATGTACATCAGGAGCTCTCAGATTATTTTTCGTTTGAAGTTCCCGAAGCAAAGTTCCTGAAGAAGAATCCCAGATACAAATACTGGGATGGAACTATCCGTTTGTACTCTCCTGGTACAGGCGACCTTTATGGTGGTCTGATGAAGCACCTGCAGGTGTGGGCAGACGAACGACATTATAAAGTTGAATATGAAATGAATGACTGGTATGGAGAAGTCAGAGAAACTAATGACTTTGTTTCATACGCAGGCATTGAAACATTTATGAATAAAATTACACGATCCGAAATAAAACCAAGAGTGTATCAGTATCGTGCTGTTTATGAAGCAATTAAAAATAATAGAAAGCTCTTACTTTCTCCTACGGGCAGCGGAAAGAGTTTGATGATCTATTCCCTCGTCAGATACTATACTGCTACCAACAAGAAAACGCTCATCATCGTCCCTACTACGTCCTTGGTAGAACAGATGGTTAATGACTTTAATGATTACGGGTGGAATGCTGACGATCATGTGCATAAGATATATTCGGGCAAAGATAAAAATACGGACAAACCAATTGTTATTTCCACTTGGCAATCAATCTACAAGTTTCCAAAAAGATACTTTGATGATATTGATTGTGTTATCGGTGATGAGGCACACCTATTTAAGTCGAAGTCCCTCACAGGAATCATGACTAAACTTCACAACGCTAAGTATAGGTTTGGTTTTACTGGAACACTTGATGGGAGTAAAACTCACAAGTGGGTGTTAGAAGGATTGTTTGGTGATTGTGAACAAGTTACTAAAACAGATAGTTTAATTAAGGAAGGTTATCTTAGCAAATTTAGAATCAAAGTGCTACTGTGTAAACATGCCCCGCAACACTTTGAATCATATCACGAGGAAATTGATTACCTAGTAGAGCATCGTGGTAGAAATAATTTAATTAAAAATTTAGTTAATGATATTGAAGGAAACACTCTTGTGTTGTTTAACTATATTGAAAAGCATGGTGAACCACTTCTGGAATTGATAAATAATACCATAGACCCCGAGCGAAAAGTATTTTTTGTTCATGGTGGTACTGATGTAGAAGATAGAGAACAAGTCCGACAACTTACTGAGACTGAGAACAATGCAGTAATCATTGCTTCTTATGGCACATTCTCTACAGGGATTAACATCAAACGATTACACAATATTATTTTTGCTTCCCCAAGTAAGTCGCGCATTCGCAACCTCCAGTCCATCGGACGTGTCCTCAGGAAAGGCGAAGGAAAAGATATAGCAACCTTATACGATATAGCTGATGACATTGGCGGTCAGAACTATACCCTTAGACATTTGAATGAAAGAGTTAACATTTACAATGAAGAGAATTTTAAGTATGAGGTTATAAAAG